CCAAAGGACTTTATACTACGGATGAGAACGGATCGCTTGTCATTCTGGATGAACGTCAAAACATACCTGGCGGGTTTGAGTTCATCACAGACGGCAAGCTCCGTTCTCCCTGGTATGATGAGCAATGCAAACGAGCGGCTCATCCGATGGAAATCGCCCAGGAATTGGATATTGATTACCTGGGCAGTGATTATCAGTTCTTTGATGCCACGATTATCAGCAAATTACAGGCCGACGATGTCCGTTCGGCATACAGTACGGGCGATCTGGACTATGAGATTCAGACCGCCCAACCACTGGAGTTTATCCCTGATGATAAAGGCAAATTATCCTTGTGGGTTAATCTGGACGTCGAAGGCAAACTTCCTGACACCTTACAGTGTGTGATGGGAATTGATATTGCCGCTGGTACAGGTGCGAGTAATTCCTGTATCAGCATCGCCAACATCGGGGATTGCTCCGCATACACTGGCCAAATATGCCGTTGCTTTGGCCCGCTGGTTTAACGGGGCTTACATGGTAACCGCTCCTACTATGCCTTGCGTGAATGTCGGGAATACATCTTTCAGGCCAGCGGTTCGGTTGAACACTCACGCAGCATTAACACGATTGACCCCACCGGCGCACGTGATAATCACGGTGACCGGGTGATTGCGGATGCCTTATGCTGGCGCGGAATGAAAGATTATAAGCCGATTGCCAATGAAACTAAGAAAACACCGCGTAACTGCCTGTGGGCACGCCGTCAACAAGCATTAGAACGAAAGCAAGCGAAAACTTATTGGTAACGGAAAGGACACAAACGATGAACACGGACTTTTTTCACAAGGTCACAAACTGGATTGACCATAACCGGGGGCAGTTTTTCGGGGTGCTGATTCCGATTATGGCGGTTGGGGTATTTTTCCTGATCGGGTGCAGTCAGACGCAATCGCTCAAAGACCCGGCCGTCAAAGTGGATCGCCCAACCTTTGCGCTCGAGGCGATGGAAGCCGAAGGACAACTCAAGCAGGAAACCATCGACATTGAGGCGATCCTGGAAAAGCACAATGCCAAAATTGAATCCTATAATCTCCAAAAAGAAGCCGGGCTTGCGGACTTAGACCGGCAGGATCAGCGGAATCAGCAAATACTTGAAGTCGCCGGAGGCGCGTTGACGGAATATGCGTCGGGCGGCACGGTCACAGCCGGGCCACTGATTTTTTCGCTGTTGAATCTGGCGGGAATTGGGTGGGGTGTCGGCAATAAGATTGATAATGTACGCAAGGATCAGGTAATCGCCGAACAAAAACAGACGGCATAGACAAGTGAATACCGGGTTTGCTTGTGGAGGTCGGCCAACCGCCACAGGCAACGCAAGAACAAACAAAGAGAGCAGTGTAGTGCTACACCACCACGCTGCTCTCTTTTTTGTTGCCCGCACGAGAACGATGAAACCACAGGATAACAAACTAAAACGACTGCGCGAGGCGATTGATTACAGCCGCCGGAAACTGATGCCGTTCAGACAGCAGCGGTATGAGGCCATTCGGCAGTATGTGGGATTCCACTACTCCGATGATGGTACATCCGACCGAATCCCGGTCAATCTGCTGGAACTGGCCGTCAATATCTACACGCAACAGATGGCCGCGCGAGCGCCAAAGGCATTAGTGCAGACCCGGTTTGCTGAATTAAAGCCGATGGCGGCTAATTTTGAACTGGCCTTAAATCACCTGATAAAGGAAATCCGCCTGGGGCAAACCATTCGCCTGGCTGTCATTGATGCGCTGTTTAGTTTGGGGATTATCAAGAGTGGTCTGGAACGCCGGGCCTCGGTGGAAATCGACGGCTATCTGCACGATGTCGGACAGCCGTTTGCCGATGTGGTTTCACTGGACAATTGGGTTCACGATACCACCGCAACCCGGCTGGAGAAATGCCAGTTTATGGGCGATCGGTACCGTCTGCCGCTGGAACTGGTCAAAGAATCCAAAGCCTTCAAAAACACGGACAATTTGCAGGCAACGGTCAAAACCGGCCACAACGAAAGCGGAGACAATAAAGCGGAGAGCTTATCGCATGGGTCGGAATCCGACCCGGACGAATACAAAGATCATATTGAACTGTGGGATATATGGCTTCCTTTTGAAAACCTGCTAATGACCATCCCTGCCGAAGGCGAGGGAAAGCCCCTGCGTGTGATCGAATGGGACGGGCCGGAAACCGGGCCATATAAGATTCTTTCATTTTCTGATGTACCGGGCAATATCATGCCGCTGGCTCCATCGGCCTTATGGATGGACCTGCACGATTTGTCCAACCGGCTGTTTCGCAAACTCGGCCGGCAGGCCGAACGGCAAAAAACCGTTCTCGGTGTTCAATCCGGTTCAGAAGACGATGGCGACCGGATTGTCAAAGCCAATGATGGGGATGCACTCAAAATGGATAATCCCGACCGTGCCAGAGAGTATCGTTTTGGCGGGATTGACCAGCCGTCACTGGCGTTTTTGCTCCAGGTCAAGGATTTGTTTGTCTATCTGGGCGGGAATCTGGATTCGTTGGGCGGCTTGTCTCCGATGGCGGACACATTAGGACAAGATCAACTGTTGGCGCAAAACGCCTCCAAGCGGGTCGTGTATATGCAGGACCGGGTGATTGAATTTTCAAAGGAGGTGATTGGCGACCTGGGGTTTTATCTGTGGAGCGATCCCCTCATCGAATTGCCGCTGACCAAGCGCGTGCCGGGTTTTGATAATCTGTCCGTACCGGTGACGTTTGATGCGGAGTCGCGGGAAGGTGATTTTCTGGAATACAATATTGAAATCGAACCGTTCTCGATGCAGCACCAAACACCGCAGATGAAATTGCAGGCACTCGTCCAGGTATTCCAGCAATTCCTTGCGCCGTATGCTCCGATGATGGCCGAACAGGGAATCGGGATTAACTTTGAGAGCCTGCTTTCGATTATTGCCAAATATACCAATGTCAGCGAGTTAGAGGATATTCTCGAATTTGCCGCACCGCCTTCCGTCTATAAGCCGGGCATGGTGGGTCAGCCCCCGCAAAAAATGACGCCGCCGACGACCCGGCATATTTCCGAACGGGTCAACCGTCCCGGTGCAACTCGAAGCGGCAAAGATGCGGCATTGATGCAGACATTATTAGGCGGCAATCCGCAAGGTTCGGAACTTGCCGCCATCAGGAGACCGACAGGATGAAACCGGAAAATATATTGATGGACCCGATTTTACAGTACGGCTTTGCCGGGATGTGTGCGGTTTTGCTGGTGATTATTGTCTGGCTGATCCGGCACTTGATGAAACTGCTGGAAAAAACCAACCAGATTATCAGCGCTAATACGCAGGCGATCTGCCAGGTCGATCAGCATTCCATTGATGCCTTAAAGATTCTGCGGGATACGCATGACAAAATTATTGCGAGGCCCTGTATCGCCAAAAAAGAAAGTCAATGAATCGTTTGGCGAACCAGAGAGGTAATTTATGAATATCGTATCATTTAGCGGCGGTAAAGATAGCACTGCAATGCTTCACTTAATGTTGGAAAAAGGCATTAAGGTTGACGAAATTGTGTTTTTTGATACCGGTTGGGAATTCCCGCAGATGTTAGACCATTTACGACTTGTTCAACATAAAACCGGAATCCCTATAACACGATTACGCCCAAGTGAGCCATTTAGCTATTGGATGTTTGAGAGGCCGATACGGTCCAAGAAAGACCGTCCCCATGAAGGGATAAAAAAAGGTGACATACATCGAATCGGCAATGGTTGGCCGTCGCCATCGCGTCGCTGGTGTACACGTATCAAAGTCAATGCGATAAACGCACATGTAAAGCAATATAATGATTTAACGATGTTCATTGGCTTCGCCGCTGATGAATTGGAACGGGTTGATTCTGTTAGCCAAAAGCAAAAATCATATCATCGCCGCTTTCCATTGATTGAACACGGAATGGATGAAGCAGACGCCCTTCAATACTGCAAAAAGTTAGGTTATCACTGGTCGGGCCTGTATGACATTTTTCCACGAGTATCTTGCTATTGCTGCCCACTACAAGGGCTGGATGAACTGCGAAACCTACGTCATCATCTTTCTCACTTGTGGGAAAATATGCTGCGTATGGACGCAATGCGGCCAGAACACAATCGGGGATTTGTCAAATACGAAACGGTTCTCGACCTTAATCGCCGGTTTGAATTTGAAGAAGAATTAGAAGAATTAGGTGTTCCGGAGAAATTGAGAAAAAGGTGGGGATGCAGATTTCGAGAAATTGAGAAAAAATGAACAGTTTATTAAATGGCGAGCGAAGAAATTCAATAACATCCGAAAGGGATAGCTGATGCCGTATTACTGCTTTACGGATGACCAGGACAATACGATCAGTCGGTTTTACCGGATGGGAAAAGCACCAAAACAGATCACACTCGGCGGTGTTATCTTCAAACGTGACATCCGCGCCGAACATGCGGGGACAAAACATACACCGGGAAACTGGCCGCTAAAAAGCGATGCGGCAGGCGTTCATCCCAACCAGATCAAAGAGGCCTACGAACATTCGGTGAAAATCGGTATTCCGACACAGTTTACACCCGATGGACGCGCGATCTTTACCGGCAAAAAACACCGGAAAGACTATTGCCGGGCGATTGGCCTGCATGACCGCAACGGCGGGTTTGGAGATCCCTAATGATAACGATTGTCAACAAAGCGGATACCGATTTCGACGGAAACGGCGAATTGCTCTACAAAGTACCGGATGATACCGCCTGTGTCATTATCCGGCCCAAAGGCGGCAGTATCTACCTGATACCGGCACCGGGAAGCGGTACGGTCTGGACGATTGATGAAAACGAAAAGTTTCCAATCCGTACACGCGATACGTCAGCCAAAAGCCTTTATATCAAAAAGGAATCAGGGAAAACCGTCAACATTGAAATACTTAGATTTTCAGGAGTTCTATCATGAGCGAAAGCGTCCTTATGGAAGAAGAAAATTTTGAATCACAGGATAGGCATGACGACATCGACGAACCCCAACAGACCGCAGATGATTACGACATCGAGGAACCGGAGGACGACGATGCCGAATATACCGTTCCGATGATTGATAGTCTTGAGGAAGACGATAGCGAAATACCTGCGCCTTCCAAAGAGAAAACCGATCCTCCGTCAAAAACGCCTGAAAAAACAGCATCGCCTGCCGGTGAAAAGGACAAGGATGCTGACCAGGAATCGTCTTTGCCCGATGCGCTTGTGGAAAAGGCCAAAAAACTCGGACTCTCTGATGAAGACATCGCATTGTATGAAAAGCCGCAGCAGCTTGAAAAGCTATGTAGTCTCGTCGAACCGAAGGTTCAAAATCAGGAAGGGGAAAATCCCCAAAAAGACAAAGAATCCGGTGAGAAGCCTTCTGCCGAAGATGGTGAATTCCAGATTGAGCTTGATCCTGACCTTTACGACCCTGACCTCTGTAAGGCGATGCAATCGACTGCCGACCAGATCAACGGGCTAAAGAACATGCTCAATAACGTTGTTTCAATGGTACAGCGACAATCGGAACAGTCCTTTGAAAGTGCTTTTGAAGGGTTTATCACCGAATTAGGGGACGGATTTACAGAGACACTCGGCAAGGGAACGCTGGACGAGATCGGTGCGGACTCGGAGTTTTTCCAAAATCGCTGCAAAGTGATCGAGGAAATGAACGCCATTGCCGCAGGGTACGGTCAGACCGGTAAACCCGTACCGTCACCCAAGCAGCTTTTCCAGCGTGCTGTCAACAGTGTTTTCGGCGACACCATTAAGAAGAATGCGCGAAAAGAAGTTGCCGGACAGATTCAAAAGCGTTCCGGACAGATTATTTCCCGACCGACCAACAGAAACGGTAAGGACACACAGACACCCGATCAGCGGGCCACAAATGCCGTCAGAGAAAAACTGCGTGAGTTTGGTGCGTATGAACACGACGAAGTGGAAGAAGAATTCTGAAACAAAAGATAGCCACAGAGGACACAGAGAAAAAATATAGACACAGATTCTCACTGATAAAACCAATTAAAAATCTGCGTTAATCTGTGTTAATCAGTGTCAAAAAATAAGAAAGGATAGAACATGAATTTGACAGATGACCAGATTAAAGATTTAGCCCTTTCGACCCAGAAGGAGTTGGGCAAGCTGAAGTTTAATCAGATTGCCCAAAAACTTCAGCATTACGATGTCATGGGCAAGATTATGAAAAAGGAAAAGGTGCAGTTTGACAGCGGCAACGGGATTCAGCGGAATATCATGGTCGATAATTCCCAGGCGGCGCGCAATACCGGTCTGTATGCGAAAGATGCCGTCAATGTCGCCGATGTGATGAAGCAGATTGCGATCCCCTGGCGGCATACGACCACCAACTATGCCTTTGAGCGGCGTGAAATGGCCATGAGCCGGGGCGCCAGCCGGATTGTGAACCTGATGAAGGTTCGGCGTACCGATGCTTTCCTGGCACTGATCGAATTGATGGAGAGAAACTTCTGGGGTGCTCCGATCAATTCGCAGGATACGCTGACACCGTTCGGGGTCAAATACTGGATCAACAAGAATGCGGCGATTGGCGGTAGTGGTGTTTCTAATGCCGGATTCAAGAGTGATTGCCCGGCCTATGAATCCAACGGCCCTGGCGGGCTAAGCCACACCAAATGGCATAACTGGACAGGCCAGTACACCTCGATTACCAAAAACAGCCTGATTGCCCTGATGCGTCGGACGCATCGGAAGATCGACTTTGAATCGCCGGTGGATATTCCCGACTACCGCCGGGGCCGAGGCCAGCAGTACCGTATCTATACGGACCTGGCAACGGTCGAAGCGATTGAAAAGATTGGCGAGGCTCAAAACGAGAACTTAGGCCGCGATCTGGCCCCGTATGATGATGCGATGACGTTCCGTCGTCACCCGATTGTCTGGTGTCCGCAGCTTGACGTGGATAATGAAAATGAAGGCGATGTGCCGAACGTGGAAGGCGATATTTACTTTATCAACTTCGCCTGGTTCTATCCGGTTTTCCTCAAAGGGGAATATCTGCGGGAATCCAAGCCCAAAGAAGCATCGGATCAGCATACGGTCTTTGTCAACCATATCGACCTGACGTGGAATATCCTGTGTACCGATCTTCGTCGGCAGGCTGTTCTGTGGAAAGCCGCAGCATAACGAAAGGATAAATCACAATGGATGTCACGTATATTGACCAAGCAGTGAGTAATCCCAAGCGGGTCTGCCTGGATAATTCCGGAGGCGCAAGTGCTATCACCATTCGCAAGGGTGAATCGGTTGCCTATGACCTGGCAAAAGACACACTGAATTATGTCGCCAAATTAAGCGCTACCCCTGCCGAAAACATCTTGTTTGCCGGGGTATCCCGAAAGAACCTGACCATTCCGGCAGGTCAGAAAGGAGGTTTTGAAATCGACGAGCCGGGCAGTATCACCGAGGCCCTTGTTTTGGACGGCGGCGTCGATGGTATTGCCGAACATGCCACGCTCCAGTGGAAATACGATGCCAACGATGGCGGTGTCCTGTTTGAAACCGCTGCTGCCGAAGGGTGCGGGGCGGCCGTACTTCTGGAACCGGTCGAGGCGGCTGATCCGGCGGTTGTGCAGTTAAAGCGTGTTTATCTGGACACCGGCAACCGGCAAGTTTCCGCTTAAAAGGAGTACTCTATGAACCAGATTAACTTTGAACGTGAGTTTGATGAACGGCTGATGCTGACCTTCGGCGATCTGTTAGCGGCGTTGATGGATATGCCGAATGCCGACCAGCAGGATGGCCAAACGGTGTATCTGGATAATGGTGTTTTGAAGGTTTCCAGCGGCGGAGTGTAAAGCATGACCCTTTCGATCACCTATCATGAATTGCAGCAGGCGATAGGCCGTTATCTGGGCTATGGACGCATCTATGGCCCGGATAACGGCAGCGCCGAATGGGCGGATATTGAGGATTGTATTAAATCCGGTCTCCGCCAATTCTATGCGCCGCCACCGGTAGAAAACAGTAACGCTTCGCATCACTGGTCGTTTTTACGTCCGGTGACGGCCTTACTGCTGACTAATGGTGTTGCCGATTATGATATGCCCGGCGATTTTGGGGGTGTCAATGGCCTGCTGACATATCCCGAATGGACAGCATCCAAGCCGGTCATCATTACCAGTGAATCGGACATCCGGAGACTTCGGCAGCTTCGTCCTCAAACCGGAAAGCCAACCCATGCCGCGATACGACCAAAAGCATCCGATGGAACAACGGCACAGATGTTCGAGATGACACTTTGGCCAATACCGGATGCCGAGATTGAACTGACGTACCGATATTATGTGTTGCCGGAGGCGCTAAGCGGTGAGAATCCGTATCCTTATGGTGGAGCCGCCCATTCGGAAACAATCCTTGAAAGCTGCTTGTCAATCGCCGAACAGCGGCTCAATGACCAAAAAGGAATTCATTGGGAAAAATTTCTCCAGCGTTTGACCGCCAGTATTCAGATCGACACCAAAACCACCGGCGCAGATTTTCTCGGCTATAACGCAGACCGTTCCGACAGCACCGTTATCTCCACCCATAACCGGTTTGATACCGTGACCGTCAACGGTCAGATCATAGGCTAAGGAGCGTTCGATGCTGGAAATTATAAGCTTAAATCTTGACGGCCAGGAGGAATTTTCAATTCCTGACGATACGGCGTCAATTGCCTTTCATGCCATCGGCGACAATGTCCAATTGCGCCACACACAAGCAGGCGATGCCTGGACGATTATGGCCGGTCAAAAGGAATCCATTGATTCACGGTCCCTGTCCGGCCAAAAACTCTTTTTCACGGGACCGGCAGGCACGGTTTTGGAAATCCGTTTGTTGAAGGGACTTTTGGCTTAATGGCACAGGATTTTTTGACATCCGGTTCAGCAGGTGTTCCTGCCGGCACGATTGTGATGTGGTCCGGGTTGGTCAGTGACGTACCCAACGGATGGAGTATTTGTGACGGCACTAACGGCACACCGGATCTACGGGAAAAGTTTGTCCGGGGTGCCAGCGGCGAAATAGGGGCCGAAGGCGGCGTAGAATGTCATTGCCATTCATCCTGCGGTTGTACGGGTTGTACCAGCGGCTGTTGCACTCTTGTCATGGTAAATGGCGGATGTTCTATTCCGGTATCCAGTTATACTCATTACCACTCTATCTACGTTTGCTCAAGCTACTCATCAAACATTCCCCCTTATTACGAACTAATCTTTATCCGAAAGGACTAATTTTATGGACGTTACCTTTGCAATCCCCACGTTTAATAGTGCCTGTACGATTATGCCTGTTTTACAGCGGCTGTTTCAGCAGGATGTAAACCCGAAAATTCTGATTATCGACAACGGCAGTAAGGACGGCACACTCGAAATGCTCCAAGCGGCTATTGAAAACAAATGGTTTGGAACCGCTGACATCGTACTCCAAACAGCCCCTCAGCTTATAGGCGGACGTGGGAAAAACATCCCGTATGTTCGTCATAAACTGGCGCAGGCGGTTGAAACCGAATATCTCTTTTTTCTGGACAGTGATGTCTTATTGCCCACGCATTGTATGCTCGGACTCAAAGAATACATGAGTCAAGACAGCAACCGAGCCGGAGTTGCCATTCGTTATGAACCGCTTGTCGATCACGTCCAGTTTGGTGCTATCTTGATGAAAACAGAGGTTGCCAAAAAGATCAAGTGGAACAACGGCGACGGCAAATGCGAATGCCTCTGGGCTGCCGAATCCCTCAAAGAAATGAATCCCGCATGGGATGTATTCACACACCCGGACTATCAAGCGATGCACTTGAAAGGATTTTAACATGATGAAAATCTTCTGTGACAAATGCGAACAGGAAATTACCGACCCGAACGAAATCAGCGCCGTCTTCGAGAACGGCGTTGCGAAACATTATCATATGTCCGACTGCTTTATGGAAGCTCGCGAGAAGCTCAAATCCGTGGCGTCCACGCCCATCGAGTCGGTCTAAAAGGACAGTGTGTGACTCTTTCTTTGACAGGTATTGGTAATCATGGTTATTACGATCCCGTTTCCCTTAAAGGGAATCAATAAAAACTACGCCGAGAGCAATCAGCCGAATCTGACCAGTCCGGCGATGCAGAACGTCCGTCCTTTCGATGTGATGAAAACACGGGTTCGGGGCGGCCAGCGTCCGGGCCTGAAAAAACAATATTCAGCCTGTATCGGCAATGGTAAACCGGTTGTCGCCATTACGCACGTGACGATTGTGGAGGTGTCATAGTCTATGGGTACGATCTATTTCTATGACAAATACCCCCATTCGGTATCCGTACAGCCGTCAAGTAATGCACCGCTAAGCGGCAATCTGCAAGTAAACTATACGGTTTCACAGGAAGCAAGCTACTGTTGCACGGCATCATCGGGATCGGTTATTTATAATGCCAGTGAATATGAACTTGCTGTCATTGTTAACGGTGTTGAAGTGGCACGGTATAATGATGCTTCCGGGTTGGCCTATGAAGGCGCTCACCAAGTTACCGTTCCGTATAGCGGTCTTTCTCCATCGAGTACGTATCAGGCACAGGTAGTGGTTGTCAATCATCATCTGTGGCGGTATTACAACAGTCAGACCATTTACACGAAAAGAGTTTGCAGCAAATCGGCAACGGCCAATTTCAGCACAATTTTAGGCCCGCTGCCATTCAATCTGCTCACACCGGCCAATAATGTGACAGAACAGCTACGGCGGCCTGCTTTTTCATGGCAAGCATCGCAGTATGCGGACGGTTACAGGGTCTATGTCGGAACCAGTTTGGTCACACTCCAGTTGAAGGCAACCGTTACCGGTACGTCTTATACTCCCACAGAGGCCGATCAGCTTGAATGGGCCACAAAATACTATTGGAAGGTGCAGGCGTATCGAACCAGTACGGGGCTTACCAGAGACAGTAGTCAAACGTGGGCCTTTTGGGTACAAGATGAACCACTGCCCCCTTCAAAGGCGGACATTATAGCGCCATTAATGGATGCGGTGGATGTTCCCCGAAGCCAGCAGTTGCAATGGACAAACGGCACGGAGGGTGATCCGGCCGCCAGTTATGACATTTATTTTGGAATCAATGCTCAGGATGTTACGGATGCTGACACCGCCAGTAGTGAGTTTAAGACCAATCAATCCCATACCGGCGATGTGACAACGACTCAAAGTTACAATCCCGGCTCACTCGGCAACAATGTGGATTATTACTGGCGTATTGACGCGAAAAACGCCCAGGGCACAACCAAAGGCGATACCTGGCATTTCAAGACCATCGAAGTGCAGTTGGGGACACCTATTGAAAAAGTCTACCGGCAAAAGCTGGTTTCTCTTTCGGATGACCAGTTCTGGTATGAAGGCGCAGACCATCAGCCGGTTAGTCTCGGTAATCTTCAAATCGTTTCCGGCGATGGCCTTGATTTGACCAAGCCGGTTTCAATGGTTGCCGCTTACCAGAAGGTCTTTGTTGTGAATGGAACCTCGAAAAAAGTCGTCGATTTTTCCAGTACACGGCTAACCGTTTCGGCACTGAGTCATATTCCGCTCAGAGGCGGCGTTCTGACACAAGCCAATGGTGCAGCACTGGTCATAGATTTTATCGACAAAGATAACAAAACCATTTACGGCTTTGTAACCAATGGGTCTTTTGTGACCGACCAGGATGCCAGTCTAACCGAGGAAGGTGTCGGTTATGACTACGCCGTCACTGATGTGCGGAATGTTTCGCCTGTGCCGCTTGTTTACAACTGGATGGTGTATCCGCACGATGACGATACCGCTACCGAAAGCGTCAACGGCAAAATGCCCGATGAGCCGACCATTTTAGCCCTGTATCGGGGCCGGATTGTCCAGTCCGGCGATAAAAATTCGCCTCATATTATCTATATGGCCGAGGTCGCTAATCCCTTTAATTTCTCTTATGGCAGCGATGATGTGATTGGGGCCGCTGCCCAATCCAGCGGCTACGCCGGAAACATCGGCGATATTGTTACGGCGGTCATTCCCTACCGGGATGATTATATGATCATCGGCTGCTCTCAAACCATGTGGCTGATGCGGGGCGATCCGGCTTCCGGCGGTTCCATCGACCAGATCAGTTTTACGGCCGGTCTTTTCGATAAGACCAGCTTTGCCTGGGACAGTGAGGATAATCTGTATTTCCTGGATTGTAACGGACTCTATCGAATTCCCGCAGGGTTCGGGGCGGTCGAAAAACTGACACAGGATACGCTGCCGGATTTTAATAACGAATTTGCCTTAACACCCAATGTCCATCGGGTGACAGTGGCATACGACCGAAAAAAACATGGCATATTGATTTGTAAAACGGATGTTGATACGGGTGATAATGCAAACTGGTGGCTTGATTTAAGAACCAACGGTTTCTTTCCCGAACGGTATCCGCCCGATTGCAGTGTGTATGCGGCTCATTATTATTCGGCGGATGATCCAGCCTATCGAGAGCTTTTATTGGGGTGTCGGGATGGATTTATCCGGGTCTTTGATACCCGGTTGTACAAGGATCAGGCAAGCAGCAGCGACCAACCCATCGAAAGTTGGATGTTGATCGGCCCCGGACGGATGGCCGCTGAAAACAGGCAGGGACTTTTAACACAGCTTTTATTTGTATTGTCCGAAGAATCCAACCTTTTGGATTATGAACTGTATACCGCCAAAACAGCACAGGCGGCGATTAAAGCCGCTTTGGATACCGATATTGCCGCTAATTCAGGCGGCACCCTTCAGGCAGGGATTTCGGCAACCGTGCGGCCTCGATGTCGGGGAGCTTATCTGATTTTGAAAATCAGTAATGCCACGCCGGATCGAACCTGGGCGATTGAAAAGATTACCGGACAACTCACGGCGGCGGGAGTCTTGCGATGAACATTTCCTTAGTACCAGGCGACTGGACAAAACTGCGGCAAATTCTTCAACGGCTTTTTGCCACAAAATACTTGGCGGCGGATATGAAACGAGGCGCGACCCAACAGGAGGCAGGCGCTGTCAAAGATGAATTATGGATTGATACAAGTGACGGATTGACCGTCAAGATAGGACAGTAAGATGGGATACGGAACCTATTGGTTTAACGGGGCCAACGGCTGGTATCAGGCAAGAGCCAATAAAAAAGCAATCGGGGCGTTTACCTGGCAAAATACCCCGATGGGCAAGGCCGAAGCGAATATGGCGCAGCTCAAGGCCGAATACGAAAAGGCATTCAATGAGGCCAAACAGGCCAATGAACAACGATATTCTCAAATCCTCGGCGGCTATGAATCACTGTATAACGACACGATGACCGGTCTTGAAGGGATGGGGGATGCGGCACGAAAAGATGTCAACACCGGCTACAATAAGGCGTTTTCTCAGTCGATGCAGGGGTTGGTTAATTCCGGTATGGCCAATTCAACGATTCTGCCGTCGGTATCCCTGAATAACGCCCGGCAACGGACGGATGCGCTTAATAGCCTCAATGAAACACTCCGCCGGGAAAAGCTGGGCTATATGAACAACATCACCAACAATAAACTCCAATTTATGGAGCGCCGTGAGGATACCTATCCGGATTTAAATCTTTTCACCAATCTGATGAATAATTACGGCAACTATCTCGGCAACATCGGATACACCCCGACAATGCAAAAATCAAAGACCGGTTATTTTTCTTAGCACCCTTTAGGGTGAGAAAATCTCGCGAGTAAACTCGAAAATCAATGCGGCGATACAGTGCCGCGCAGAACAGGAATCTTCAAGTGGGATCAACATAGATTATGGGTATTAAAGTCGAACACCGAATGTCAGGCGATGTTGTAGGAACTGCCGCTTATGCTTCCGGCGCGGCGCAGGGACAGGAGCGCCGCCGTCAGCAGGATCGCGAATACAATCTTCAGCAGGAAGTCAATGCGATCCGGGAAAAGGCCCGGCAGGATGCAAACGCCCGCTTTTACGCGCAGTTACAGGCCCAAACAGAGGCACGTAATGAGGACATGGCCTTTCGCCAGCAGCAGTACGAAGAACTGCCCGAACGGCAAATGCAGTTGGGGCAAATCGACAATAGCCTCAAAAAGGATTTGTCCGAATGGGAATACTCCCGCGCCCAACAGCGACAACTTCAAAAATTAGCCGAAGCACGTGACACTGTGACCCGCAATGCCGATGGTCTTTACACCCCTAAAGAGCAGGACAACCTCTTGCGGCAGATTGACGCAATGGAACATGGTATGACCCCGGTCCAGCGAAAAACCGAAACACCCTGGTCGAAAGAGCAGGATTCAGGGCGGGTCTGGGTTGATGAAAACAGCGGTGCAACGCTGACACGCGATGATAAGGGCAATGTCAAAGTGCTGGTTAAACCCGACGACAGCACCTCTTTTGCCAATCGGCTCAAGCTCAAGGAAACCATCGCCAAACATGCCAAGGACATTTACGATTCGCTGCAACTATCGGAAAATCCGCTTTCGATGGAAGAAGCACTTAAAACCGCTGAGCAGTTTTATAGTGATCTGATGCCGCAGCCGCAAGGTAATTCCGCAGTTGACGGTGATGCCGAAGCGATGGCGGATTTTATGTTGCGTCATGCCATGAGTCCCGAAACGTATGCTGCTGCCAAAGCCACCGGTCTGCCGTCAACGGATATTTACTACATGACGCAGCAGTTAATGAATCAGGGCGGGCAACCCGATGCGGCGACATCTGCCGAAAACGGGGGCATCAACAAAGAACAATGGATGGCTAATACCGAGAACTTTAACCAGTATCGACAGCGATTTGCCAGTGGTGTTCCTCAGAGTCAAGTCGAAGAAGCCTATAAAAATGATCCCTATGTCGATTCCAATAACAGTCTCCTGGCCGATACCGACCACGAAGTGGCCACGGACTATGCGACATGGGAGGAGCTAACCGACCATCAACGCGAAAAGGCGTATGCACAATACCTCAAGCAAAACAAACTTCCGCTCGGCGACCGAATTGCGATGAATGTCGCAAAGGTGATTTCGAAAAGCGACTACAAAAACTATCAGAAAAAAGAAGCAAAACATAAGGCCAAACTGCTAACGGAAGAACAATTCAACCAGAAATGCACGGAAAACCCGGAATTTTTGTGGCAGTTTATCAAAGCCCCGAATCGACCTGTTCCCGCAAAGGTCAATGCGACACAAGCCGATATGCACCGCGCGATTGATGCTTCTCGAAAACCTGTCTTCGGAGGTCTGTAATGGATAACTGGCAGCAGATGTTTTTAAACGATCTTCAAAAACAAAATACCCCGGCCACACCACAGCCGATTGGTTTGGCGGAAAATATTCAAAAAGGCGGTTGGGGGGGATTCTTTGACCGGGCGACATTGGGCGTTAAGCCGATGGTCCAAGCCGGAATGCTTTATCAGTCCACCAAGCGCTACCAATTAGATGATTACCCGCGCAGTGAGGAAGGCTGGCAGCAGCGATTGGATGATAAACAGAGGATTGTCGAGTATCTGGAAGAACAAGCCGAACGTGCAGAACGGGGCTTGACCATTCCGGCAAAGGTGGGAACGGTTGTCTTTGATATGCTCCCTTTTATGGCGGAATTTATCTATACCGGCGGCCTGGCCTCTTTGGGAAAGGCCGGGGCCAAAAAATCCATTCTCAAATTAGCCCGAAAATATGTCAGCAACCGCACGGCCCGCACGGCTGCCGGGATCGGTTCGACAATGGTTTCCGCCGGGATCAGAACCGCGATGACACCGCAGCATGTCGCAGAAAAATACGCTGAAAACCGCCTGCCCGAAATGGGTCTTGACGAAACAAATCATGTTGTTTTCGGTGATGCGCAAAATACACCCGCCACAGCCATCTATAAAGCCGTTGGAGACCAGTTTATTGAACTGCTAAGCGAAGAATCCGGTGCGGGACTGGCGAAAATGGCCAAAGGCATGATGCCGAAAGGGGTTCAACCATCTGCTGCCAAACTGATGAACGGATTACGTAAAGCATGGATCAAAGCTGTGCCTGGGCGGGATAGTGTGGCTTTTGCCAAACGCATTGGTGAACAAGCCGGATTTCATGGGATTCTGGAAGAAATGGGCGAAGAACGCCTCGGCGATGCACTGCGTGCCACCTTTAACATTGACGATTTCGGCGTAAAAGACGGCAATGTCTTTGACCGGCTGGTAGCGGCCATCCCCGATGGAGAGCAGTTGCTTGTGGAGGCACTGGCCTTTAGTGTCCCGGCAGGCGGACGCGCTGCGCTGGCCGCAGGCCATGAACTGATGGCGCGGCCTCAACAGGAATTTCCGGGGCAAGTCCAGCAATCGACCGAACCAACAACAATCGAAGCAACACCGAATATGCCGCAACCAGAGGCCCAACCGCAACCCCACGTACCGGACGAACAGCCCGCTTTGCATGAGCAGCAGGAACAACCGCAACAGCCGCCGGTTGTGGAAAACCAAGCCGATGAGGATGCGTTTTATACGTATGACGGTATTCAAAAAACGTTTGTCAAAGCCCAAAATGCCGAAAAGGTTGTTTTCCCGAATCTTGAAAATCTGGATTTCTTCGTTGCCGAAAAAGATGGACTCTGGAATGTCTATGAAGCGGTTACGGGCCTTTCAGTAGGCGATAATTACAAAAACAAGAAAAGAGCCGTTCAGGAATCTCTCAAAAAATTAGCCAATTACAGCGCCGAGAAAATCAGCGAAAAGATCGAATCCGGTGTAAAAGCGAATGGTTCAAGCCCCCGCTATCCGGATTTCGGAAAAACACAAGACCAACAGCCGGAGAGCCAGCCGCCCCAAGAGGAACAATCCTTTACCGATGAAGAACTGGCCGAGCGGGTACTCTATACGGCGGGTACGGATGCGATGCTTGAGCAGGGTCTAAGCACCGAACAAATGATCGACAAACTCAAAGCCGGTCAGACCGGTTTTGCCTCCGGCGGCTATCAAGCCTCAATCGGCGGATACGTCAGTGATAAAAAGATCAGCGCCAATTACATTGTGATTGAAACGCCGAATGGAACGAGCCGGGTTAAACTGGCGGATGCACTGAAAAAATACATGGCCAAACGAAAACCGGTCATCCCCCAGGAAGCCCAGGCTGAGCCAACCCCGGCAGATCAAACACTCAAACAGCCGCAGGAAGCCGATAGTCCGTCTTTTTCCGAAGGTCAGCGGGTCACTTACACCGATAAAAGCGGCGCTGTCATCACCGGAACAGTAACACATGCAGATCAGATCGGGGGTAAGGAGATTGTAACAGTCAAAGCCGATCCGGAACATGAAGCCGTTGTCGGCGGTGGTATCCCGATTGGCCGGACAGAAACCATGCCGGTCGGCAGGGTCAAGCCCCTCGAAGAAATGGCTGCCAAACCGAAGCTGGAACCGAAAGCCCCGGCTTCGACTAAATCCAAAGGCATGACCGACAATCTTTCATCCGAAAAGCAACAACGGCTTGAGGAACTGAAAAAGCGGTTTAAGGATAAGATCAATAATCAGCTTAATATGGGTTTTGACTCGGAAATGCTGACGATTACGGCTGAAATGGCAGCGTTGTACATTGAGGCCGGTGCGCGGACATTCGCCCACTTCGCCAAAACGGTTGTTGGCGATGTCGGCGAGGCATTCCAGCCTTATCTGAAAAGCGCCTACCTGGCGGCGCGTAATATGCCCGGCATGGAAAGTTTTCGCAGCGATATGGACGGGGCGGATTTCGTGGACGGCTTGACGGATGCGGATATTTCCCGTATAGTAGCGGCTGACACGATTCAGGAGACAGACAATGATAAACTGGAAAGAGATCAACTTTCAGGACGCTCAGGCGGCCCTGTGGCATCTTCAGCAGCAATGGCCGAGGGAACTGGAGAGAATGCTGAAGAACGGAACACTGGAGCAGTATCTGACGGACATAAGCCGAGCAGCAGCCGAGACAAGGGCACTGCTTTACAGGGAAGCGAACAAAGGCAGGCTTCTCCCGCCCGACGAAGTAGAAAAAGTGATGATGGAAGAGTACGTGACACAGGTACTGTCCCCGCAGAATCCGAAGTACCCGGACATGGATCTGGACGAATTGGAACTGAGCGAGGAAGCTCAGGAACTTCTGAACAAATTCAACAGAGAGGTCATGGAAGGCGAGTAAATCACCGCATCGGCCCGGATGATTGTTTAGTCCCCGGCGGCGCTATCACGCAGGTCAAGGCCAATATTGCCGCCATCGAACTGCTAAAACAGCTTGAAACCGAAAAACAGCAAGCCACACCGCAGCAACAGAAAATTCTGGCTCAATACACCGGATGGGGCAATCTTTCCCAGGTATTCCACGAGGGTTACGGCCGCGCGATGGAAGCCTATGAAAATAAAGAAGAATCGTATAAATG